ACCAACTTTTCTGAAGAAAACAACTCGGGCTCTGCTTTTCCCACTACAACTAGTGTGTGCCGCCCTGGCATGCGCGGTGTATGTTGGGTTAGTGGCCGCTGTCGTTGTCAACAACACCTTCACGCCCTACCGCAGGATGCCAAGTGTGTTCAAATTCCGTTCATTCCCAAAGAAGCGAATCTACCAGACTTGGTTCCACGAGCTGTCTCTGGGGATTGGCATTTCATACGAGGAGCCCATCCGGGACGAGGTGGAAGCCAAGTTCAAGACCGAACTCGCGAAACCAGGGAAGAATGGACGGTTATTTGTCACCTACTCCAGGTCGATCCTTGGAGCTGGGTGGATTTTCGACTATCTGAAGAAAGCCTTTTGCGTGTGCCACGATCTTTCGCAGCATTGCCGCACCATGCTCCCGCTGGGAGTTGCGGCATATGTTCCTGACTCACAAATTCATGTTTCCGCTTCCCTTGACGAGGCGGCTGATGTGACCAAGTTGATTCAAGCGGAGGGGCTGAACATGCGCATTTTCTCCGACGACATGTCGGCAGTCTACAGGACCTCAGACATCGAGCTCCTCTTCGACGCTGACATCAGCAGCTGTGACGCTGGGAACGGGTTTGCTATGTTCTACCTACTTGGTATGATCTTCAAGCTCTACGGTTTCGGACACATGGTCCAAAACCAGTTCCGTCGGCTCCGAGCACCCATCATGATCCGCAACCCTTCCAAGAGAAGTGAGTTTGTGCAGGTCTCCCCAACCACAATTTTCCAAGGGAGTGGGTGCCCGGAAACAACATTGGTCAACGACATTGCATCACTCGCAATTTCAATGGCCTTCCTCGTGTTCATCTCCTATTACAACTACCTGTATCGCAAATCTGCACCAGAGCGATCCTTCGACGGTGGTGGAGAGGAACAACGTAGCTACATCCTCCACCAGGCAGCCCGGGCTGTCGGTCACAAAGTCACGATTGAGTGGAGGGCTAACTACGCCCAGCTGCAGTTTCTGAAACACTCGCCCCTCCGAGCCACGGATGGGTCACTGATCAACACCAGAAATATCGGAGCCATACTCCGAAACCTTGGGCGCCATCCTGGTGATCTAACTGCAATGAAACTGAACCTGACTCAGGCTAATTTCAAGAAACTTAGCCACGCTGCCCGCTACGAACTATACATCTCCAATGTAGTAGCGGGTCTTGTTAATGAGCCAGACCACATTATAACTCGGGCCCTTCGCACCCGATTTCCTGCCCAACAGTCCACAAAGGCAAGCACTGACCATGAGGTTAAGGCCCTCTCCAGCGCACGTAACCACCACTCCCTGCCCCTGTCGTCCCTCCAAGAGAGATACGACGGGGAAGACTGGGAGTGGGAGGAGTTGGCCGACAAGATCGGCACATTGCGCTATGGCCGTGTCACCACTTGCACTTTGCTGGACCAGATCATGAAAGTCGATTACGGCCTTTAGGCCTCTAGTCATGATCGCGCACATTCTCACCCCGACTTCAGTCGTGGTCCTCGCTCGACGATTCAGCCCTCTCCCTCAAAAGAAAAACAAAAACAAAAAACTGGAGAGGGCTGGGTTTGTTGGCGGGGACTTCCTAACCTTTATTGCCCCCCTGGCTACGCCCCACACTTCGTGTAATGAAATCCTGAGTACAGGCATTGCATGTCAGTGGTGGCGCTGGGGGGTCTTAACTAGGGC